AAACTGCTCGCATGTCTCTCAAAACGTTTATCACAGAATCCTCTGAGGGTAAGAATGTGCACCTGGAGCACCTCGAAGACCAGGTGTTGAATCGTGGGGTCGATGGTGCCCGCGAGGCGATCAATTTTCTCCGTAGTCTCAGAGACATGCTCTCCGGGCACACTGAGAAACCGATCAACGTGACCACCAAGTTCGACGGGGCCCCCGCGGTGGTCTGTGGTATCAATCCAGAGACCGGCAAGTTCTTCGTGGGTACCAAAGGTGTGTTCAACAAGAATGCCAAGTTGAACTATACTGAGCACGACATTGACCAAAATCATCCATCCGAGGGGTTGAACCAAAAACTCAAAGCCTGCCTTCGCTATCTTCCAAAATTAGGAATAAAAGGGATTCTACAAGGCGACCTCATGTTTACAAAAGGTGACATAAAATCCGAGGCTATCGAAGGAGAGAAATATGTCACCTTTACTCCGAATACTCTTACCTATGCTATTCCTGCCGGTACTACTCTTGCTAGCCGTATTCTTGCTGCTGCTCTGGGCATAGTGTTTCACACGGAATACCATGGCACCACAATAGCAAACCTCAAGGCGTCCTACAAGGTCGACCTAGGGTACCTACACCACACGAAAGAGGTCTGGTTCCGCGATGCTTCACTGGTCGACGAAAGCGGCACAGTGAGCTTCACGGTAGCTGAAACGGCGCACTGTACCTCCTTGCTCTCAGTGGCAGGCACGATGTTCCAAGCGATCAACGGTAAAGTTCTGAACCAGATTGCGCTGAACACGGTCTACCGTGACTACCTCAAGACCTTCCACAACTCCAAGGTCCGCGAAGGTGCAGCGATCACCAATACCGTTCAGCACACCAACGAGTTCATCCGATGGCTCGATGCCAAGATGACACTTGCTATTGGCGAAGCGAAGCAACCCGACACGAAGCGCAAGCGCACCCAGGAGAAAACCCTGGTGCTTGGATTCTTTCGAGCACACTCCCAGGACCTCAAAAATATTTTTGACTTGACTAATCAGTTGGTCTATGCTAAACTATTGATCGTCCAAAAGCTTCAACAGGTCCAGGGCACCCGTAAGTTTTTCAAGACCGCTGACGGCTACCAGGTTGCGGGTGACGAAGGCTACGTGGTCGTCGATCATCTTGGAAGCGCCGTGAAGCTGGTTGACCGCTTACAGTTCTCACACCAGAATTTCACAGCCGCAAAAAATTGGAGCTAAATAGTGCGATTCAAATACCCTTTGTGTTGGATATAAGTACACGATAGAACAACGAGAAGCACGATCAAAGGGGATGATGGGAAAACAAAATGCTCTGGGTACGATACAAACTACAGAGAACCGGTGGCGAAAAAGTGAAGCTGCTAAGAAAAGGTGGAAATTATGGAGAGAGAAAAAAGAGACCTAGTCATTACCGCTATAACGGGATACAACTTCCACCACATAGCGCCTTGGGTTAACTCATTAGACAGGTCGGGATTCTCTGGGATTAAGGCGGTTGTTTGTTATAATACCGACCATGCGACCGTTGAAGAACTCACCAAACGCGGTTACTCCATTCTTGCTTTTCAGAAGGACCCTATTAGTGGTGACCTGAGTTATCCAAATAAAGATTTTGCAGTTGTGACGGATCGGTTCCTTCACTACTGGCTCATGCTGGACAACCCACAGAACGCCGCGGGGATCAGGTATGTTGTGGCGACCGATGCCAAGGACGTGATCTTCCAGCGCAACCCTTCAGAATTCCTCAACAGTCTCGACCCAGGTATCCTCGTCTCCTCTGAGGCCATCGCATACGAACATGAACCCTGGGGTCTCAACAACCTCACACAATCCTTTGGGCCTCTCGTGTATGAACAACACAAGAAGAATACCATTATCAATTGTGGAGTCCTTGCTGGTACCTTCAACCACTTCATGGGTCTCTGTAAAACCGTGTATCTCCTGTCTCATGGCACCGTTCAGCATGTCCCTGGAGGTGGTGGACCCGACCAAGCTGCGCTCAATATCTTGCTGGCTACAGAAGCCTACAAAAACTGCACCATTGTCAAGAATCATAATGACAATTGGGCTTGTCAATTGGGTACCACAATGGACCCTAACAAAATTAACGGGTATCGACCCCACATCACCGAACCATTGCCGGTGTTCAACAAGGAAACGGGGTTCGTTGAAAATTGCTATGGGGAGCCCTACACGATTGTTCACCAGGGAGATAGGGTCCCAGAGGTCAGAGAGGCGATTGAGAGGATGTATCGATGAAGTTGAAGTGTTATTGTTGCGGGGAACCCTTGTCAGGCACCTTTGCCCTGGTGTCGATGCAGGACGAAACAGAACGGGTATTTGTCATGTCGAAGGAACACGTCAAGAGAGCGAGTGATATGGTGTTTGCTATGACAGTTCGTGAACAGAAAGAAAAATATGAGCGAGACATTCCTTGAGTGTGAGTTCGGCACCCTCTATCTCGGTGACTCACTGGACGTGCTGAAAACTTTGGACGCAGATTCCATTGACAGCATTGTAACCGATCCACCGTATGGTTTGACCAACGCAAGACCCCAGGTGTTCAAGTCTGTGCGTGATCCGAGTGTCAACAAAGGTCAAAAAGGTTTCATGGGTATGGAATGGGACCATGGGGTACCTGGACCTGACTACTGGGCAGAGGCGTTCCGCGTGGCGAAGCCAGGAGCCCACATGCTCGCGTTCGGCGGCACGAGAACCTATCACCGACTGGCCTGTGCGATTGAGGACGCGGGTTGGGAAATTCGTGATTGCATCATGTGGGTCTATGGGTCCGGGTTCCCAAAGTCCCTCGATATTGGTAAGGCTATCGACAAGTCAGCAGGGGCGACTAGACAAGTCACTGGGTCACGACAAGGCAACGTCGGCATCCAAGGTGGAAACTTTGGTCGCTCACCACTCATGGGTACGATTCTGCAGCACGATGATCCTGTGACAGATGACGCCAAGCAATGGGATGGGTGGGGTACCGCTTTGAAGCCAGCCTGGGAGCCGATCATTGTGGCCCGCAAACCCGTCGAGGGTTCTGTATCATCGAACGTCCTGAAGTATGGCACCGGTGCGATCAACGTTGATGAGAGTCGTGTAGGTACTCAAGGTGGCACTGAGAGTGTGGGTGACCCGAATTTCAAAAATCAAGTGTATGGAAAAGGTATGGGTGGCCTGGGGATCGTCGATGGTGACAAAGGTCGCTGGCCCGCCAATCTGATCCATGACGGTAGCGATGATGTCACCGAGTTGTTTCCTGAGACGACGAGTGGAGCGATGACCCACGAGGTCGAATCCTATGACGGCGACAGCAAGACTGGGTTCCTCCGTGGCACCAGTGGTCCCTCGAATCAACACGGTGACTCTGGCTCCGCAGCACGGTTCTTCTACTGTGCCAAGGCCTCCCCAGAGGAACGTGGAGATTTCAATGACCATCCAACGGTCAAGCCACAAGCCCTCATGGAGTATTTGTGTCGCCTGGTGACCCCGCCAGGGGGCACGGTGCTTGATCCGTTCATGGGTTCGGGGAGTACCTGTCTCGCGGCCAAAGAGAAGGGTTTCAAGTTCAAGGGCATTGACATGACTGTTAAGTATTGTGAGATTGCGAAACAACGACTGATCAAATCTGAGGGGATATTCGGACTATGACAACCACTGACGCACCAGAACCTCAACACACAAAGCAGGGGTACAAGGTCGCCGTAACCGTTCAGAACAGACCGCGACGATTCCTCTACGTGGTCCATCGGTACGCACCGTTCCCAGGTGGCTCAGAGAACTACGTGAAGGACATGGCTGAAGAGACCATGCTCCGCGGTCACTCTGTCGCGGTGTTCGCCGGTGAGCATATGGGCGACCACCACGGTATCAGAGTATCCTCAGAACCTAGCATCCTCACCGAACCCTGGGACCTCATCATCGTCCACGGTGGCGATGTGGGTATTCAAAATTTCGTTCTGAGGAATGCCGAGAAACTTGGTGGACCCGTGCTCTACCTGTTGATTCTCCCCTCAAATTCCGTAGAGTGTGTCAGTGCGCTTCACCGAGTCTCCTACATCGGATGCTCTACTTTGGCTGACTGGCGCCACGTCGATGCCTACAAGGCACAGAGCAGAGCGGTCAGAGTGCGCCACGGTGTCAATCTCGACGGTTCACTGGGTATCCCTGGGTTCCGCAAGGCCCACAACATCACCACACGCTATATGTTCCTGTCCTCTGGTGGCTACTGGCCCAACAAAGCATTCGGTGAATTGGTCGAGGTGTTCAAGAGAAATCATCGCCAGGACGCCACATTGGTTCTCACCGGCTACGATAATCGCTTTGGCCAGATGCCACCCGATGAAGAATTCGTGCGATCCTTTTTGTTGCCCGACCGCAATGATATGCTCTCGGCCCTCATGGACGCGGACCTCTACGTCCTCAACAGTACCTCAGAGGGATTTGGATTGGTCCTGCTGGAATCCATGATCAACATGACGCCCTGGGCGGCCAGAAACATTGCTGGTGCCGAGTTGATGCGCGACTATGGATTCACCTACAACACGAAAGATGAGTTGTCTACGTTTCTTCATTCCTTTACGGGAGCCGGTGGCGCCTCCGACCACCTCCTCCAGGCGCAGCGATATGTAATTTCCATGCACCTGATCAAGCACACCGTCGACGACATCCTACGGGTGGGACAATGAACTTTACCTTCGGCATCGTCACAGATTATAAATTTCCAGAGCGGCTTGATGAGATCGTGCTGTCTATTCGTGCGCTCCAGATACCATCGTATGAAATCCTGGTGATTGGCAATACCGAATTACCCAACGAGCCTGACGTGTGGCGCATCCCGTTTGATGAAACTCAGAAACCTATGTGGGTGACCCGAAAGAAGAATCTCCTGGACAGCTACGCTAAGTATGACAATATCGTCGTGATGCACGATTACTATGTGTTCCACCCATACTGGTACAAGATGTTCCTTGAGTTTGGTGAGGATTGGGAGGTGTGCTCGAACGCGCAACTGCTGATCGATGGACAGCGACATGCGACTGATTGGGTCACCTGGGATTCCCCTATCCACCCCAGGTACTACTCGTTGCCCTATGACGATTGGAGCCACACGAAGTATATGTACCAATCGGGGGGCTACATGCTTGTCAAGAAGGGTGTGCTCAAGCGGTTCCCCATGAATGAGACAAAGGGTTGGGGTACGGGTGAGGACGTCGAATGGAGCCTGGCGATGCGCGACCATGTGCTGTGGAAGTGTAACGGTAACAGCATCGTCAAGCACAACAAGGTTCACCGTGATGTGGGTAACCTGATATTTCCGATGCACCAGACGACCAAGCAACAGAGCACC